CTGAGAAGGAGTTCTCATCCCTCATGGACGTTGCCATCCAGCACACGGCCATGCGGAGCAAGGAGAACGTGCTACACGCGTCAGTTCGGACGGTCGCCAAAACACTTTGGCCGACGGGAAGCGAAGAGCATGTGGGCCTCAAGTACCTTGCGCCGGATATGATCATCCGATGCATCAGGGGAGACCATGTGAACTACGCGGACACGTACCAAAGGTACATGCCCTGTTGCTTCGGCGAAGGGACGCAGTACAAGACGAAGTACTACCCGTCACCAGGAAGGAACCGCGCCAAAGCGCCAGCCTCGGAAGAGGCCACCAAGAAGGGTGGGCCACAAGTCTTCAACATCGGGGATGACGGCAAGGAGCCAACCGAAGTCTCCAGCGAACCGGGCCTGCGTGCCCAGGAGCAGTCAGCTGTCCCAAAGCGAGTCAACGAAGCGGATGACCTCGCGGGGCAGGAGTCGCACGGCCGTTACGTCAACGTCGACGTCGGTGGAGAACGTGTACACGTCGTCCTAGGCCAGGACTACTACCGGGACAAGCCACGGGATCGCGCACCCAGAGTGGGCATCCTGACTGGTCCCTCGGCCAAACCGCCGAATGTGTACTCGAACACCAAAGAGAACGTCGAGGCGGCCATCTTTGAGCGAGCGGAGCTCAAGGCAAAGGCATGTACGTTCACCAAGGCGGATAAGCAGAAGATAGGGAAGCTTACCCGCAAGGCCACGTCGCATACCGGCATCTTCTCGGAAGCCCGGGTCAAGGCATGGTTCACGCAGCACTTCGACATTACCGATATGAGATCGAAGAAGTGGAGCGAGCAGCGGATGGGAAACGCTGTGGAGCAGCTGCTGAGCCAATTGGACCCGGAGTTCAAATTCAAGACCGCTGTAAAGGCGGAAGACATGCCGGAGACGAAGGCGCCAAGGTTCTTGATCGCGGATGGCGATAGCGGTCAAGTCATGGCTCTGGCAACGATCAAGTGCTTTGAGGAGCTCTTGTTCGAAACCATGGAGGTGCACAGCATCAAGCATGCTGGCAAGCGCGCGGCGATGGGGAGGATGCTCAACGAGATGAAGATCCCCACGAAGCGCAGGCGGGAGGGTTACTCCTTCGTGGAAGGGGACGGGTCAGCGTGGGACACGACGTGCAACAAGTACGTTCGGTCCATCACCGAGGACCTCGTCATCCGCCACATCGGAACCGTCCTCGCCACCATGGGCATTGTGCCGGAGTCATGGATCAAGGCGCACGAGAAGGCCAACACGCAGAACACGTACAAGTTGTACTTCAAGAAGTTTGATGAAGTACTGAAGAAGGAAATCCCGGCGATCAGAAGGTCGGGACATCGCGGTACGTCTGTGTTGAATTGGTGGGTGAATTTCTCCATGTGGGTTTGCTCGGTGTTTGAAGAGCCCGAGCGATTCCTTGACCCGAAC